TCTGTCCAGCCCATCATGCGCCCATATGTAAAAACCCCCTGCTCGAAGGTATCCGTCCTTTCCGTGGTCAGGTTGGTTTCCCCGTCATAGTTCAGCGCATCCCCGCCGATCAGCCCGAAGAACGGAAGAACTGCGTAAACGGTTCCCGTCTGTGAATTCGTGACGAAGGTTTCCCTCAACCTCTGGTCGGAAACAATCGCTTTTGATTCTTTCAGCTTATTCAGCTTTACATTCGGAACAGCAGACATATACTTTCCAAATGCCTTTTCATTAAAAGTCTTTGCGTCAAATTTTGCCATTTTTCAATCATCCTTTCTTTTCTGAAATGTTATACCGCATCCGGGTTACTCTCGATAAATGCAGCCAATTCCTCATAGGTCATTTTGGACATATCAACATCCGTTCCCGGCTTGTTATCACCGGAAGCCCCCGGCTGGAATCCCTTGAAGGTGTTCTTCTGCTGCATGTTGAACAGATAAGCGTCAGACTTCTGGATTGCCTTGATCTGGTCGTCCCATCCGCTCAGCTTCCCATCTTCACCAAGTTTTACCTTTGAAACATCCAAAAGGGCTTTCACTGCCTTGCTGTTCTTTGCCCCGGCAACTGTGAGCGCATTTTCGATGGCATTATCCAGCTTCAACTGCGCCAGCTCTGCCTTGTGCGCCTTCTCCTGCTCCGCGTTCTGCTGCTTCATGGTTTCGATCTGCTTTTTTAGTTCCTCATTGTCCCCCGCCGAGGCTTTCAGGGTTTCAAGCTGCTTATCACGGTCAGAAACCGACGTTTTCAGGGTCTTGTTTTCCTCGACCACCTCGTCATGTTTTGACTTCTCCACATAGCCCTTTAACTCCTCCAGGGAAGCCTTTTCCGCTTTGGCTGCCAGCTCCTCGGTAATACCGAGGGCGATGAATTCTACTTTCTTCATTTTTCCATCCATTCCTTTCTTGAACTTTTGATTCTGCTGCCGGGGATCAGAGCAGAATCCGGCGGTTTTCAAATTTCTTGTACGCGTCCAGATACAGTTCTGCCTTGCCGCCGTTTAATGTCAACTCATAATACATCCCGTCCGGTAATGTGGTACTTACAAGGGCTTTCCAGTTCTGAAGCGCCTTACAGTACCACACAACAAACACGTCCTCCACGGTAATCTGCCGCTTGTCGGTTGCATCCAGATGCTCATTGACATAATCGCGGACAGTACCCTTTGCCAAATCAAAAAACTTCTTCTCTGTCACGCTGCTCACCTCCTTCCTAAAAATTGGTATGAAAAAAGCACCCCTGATTTATCCTCAAGAATGCTTCATTCTATATATTTGCCATTTCTAACAGTTTCCTCATCTGTTCCTCTGTGACATGTAAATCAAATTCCCATCTTCCCTCTGGGTCGATCTCCACAAACGAAATATAATTCCATCATTGCCATTGTCAGGTTTCTAATAATTTTTGGATCAGCGCCAAATCTGGGATTTCAAAGATCAGTTCATTTTTCAGTGGGTCGAAATCTTCAAACCTTAACCCGGAAAATTCAAGCCTTTCCCCACCGGAGCTTGCCCTTACTTCAAAGACCTTTCCGGCATCCACAGAATCAAAATCAAAATCCTTATAAAAATCTATGTCCCCACAGATAACAAAAGATGCCCAAATCTTCTTTGTGCCTTTTTGAAGGGTTCCCAACCTTGCAACCCGTATTTGTTTTTCCTCGATCTCCACCCGACCATTCGATTTTGCAATGCAATACCTGCGCCCGCCAGATATCATATATAGTTCACTGTCCCTTATGGGGATTACTTTTATCGTTTCTCCGGTTCTTCCCATAATAAATTCCCCCTCCTGCTAAACGTTTTCTTTATTCTTTCTATATGCGCAGTAATTTTCATCAAACCTTTCTGTTCCAAGAAATGATTTATCTCTTATCTCTCTTGGTATCTTAGGCACATATTTTTTACATTTTCCACGTCCTAACCAATTCTCACAGTCATTGCAAAGGCTAGGAATGAATCCCGGATTGTCATACCATCTTCTATCTGAATATAACTCACTCATTCTTCCTCCTCCAAATATATTATATTATTCTCAACCTTTGTTACATAAAATACACTATCTCGTTTAAACAACACTTCTTGTTCACCCTGATTATAAGTCCTAATATCTTTCCCATGTTTTGATTCAATAACATACTGAATGGGAAAACTTTCATCATATACCCTTTCCGAACTAGAAACATATGCAGAAGAACGAAATTCACTGTCTGTAACATGTGAATTTATAAACTTTTCCACATTTTCAATTCCAAAATCCGATACAGAACGGTATACGGTTCCTTTATATTCTGGCATCTTATCAAGAATGGAATCTAAATCTCTTACCCATTTCTTTTCCTCGTCCGTTAATTCCATTCCTTTTCTCAATTTATCATTAAGTATGTAAGATTCACTGCTCAAATATCTATTTAAGGCATATCGCTCTTCCTCTCCTACCTCAATTTTATCATCAGAGGAGATTTCCTGCAACCCTGATTTGTCACCGCCATCAACAAACACTTCCTTCCATTTTTCATACCCCATATCCGCAGGCACATAGTACATCTTCCCATCTTTCCCCGTCGCCACACGTTGCCCTATTGTCCCAAAATCTTCTTCAAAATATGGCACAGTGGTGCTCCGGCAAAATACATGAAAGGGAGGCGCGGTCACTCCCGCCTTGAAGTCTTTTGTCGGGAATACTTTACCATCCATTTCCTGGCAGATTTCAGAAGTACGGGAATCCAGCACTGCCACGATTTCATATTGTTCCACATCCAGGGCATGAAAACAATCCCTCTGTGCCAGGGAACTGAAATAAGCCTCTTCTGTCATAACAAGTCGCCCCGCATTATACTTTGATGTTTTCATCTTTCTTGCGATCGCATCAATGGCTTTCTGTGGGTCACGCCCCAATATGACATTCCGGGTAAGTTCGTTGTGGATTTCGGAAATCAACTTTTGTTTGTTGCTCCAAATCCTTTCGGAAAAATTCTTCCCATCAACCGCCCAGGGCTTCGCTATTACCTTCTCAAGATGCTTCTGGTCAAGCCCTGCAATATCCCAGCCAATCCCGAAACCTTTTTGGAATTCATAGGCGGTGTGATAATATCCGTCCTGATAGATGCGCCGCATCGCGGCATCCACACAGTCCAACTGGTTGCCAAATGTCTGTTCCATGCTTTGCTGTATGTGTAATTTTAATGCCTCCAAGCGTGTGATATGGAAGCGCGCAGAAGCATTTTCCAGCTCCTTCATCCAACCTTGGCTGATTGCATTCTTTTTCCCATACCGGATATAGTCATTTACATCCCACTTAAATTCTTTCAAATCCGCCCCGAAAAGCCTCCTTCGTGCTTCGGTCATCGAGATCCCATTATTTGCTGCAAAGCGATGATACCATGTGTTAATCTTCCCCTCTATTTCCCTTTGTGCCTGCCGATAGATTTTTTCGATTTCCTCATAGGTGTCAGCGCCTTTTTGATTCTGTGCCGCTTCAAGCTGCCCAAACCTATCCTTCCAGTAATCAGCATTATTCACCGGAATCACCACCTTTCAGAAAGCAGGGGACAATCAGCACATCAAACTTTTTCACTCTTGCCATCTGGATCACCTTCTTTTTTCAGCGGGGACTTCCCAGAAACATCATCCTGCTTGCCCTGTTGCCAGAATGGGTTATATCCCTGTTGCCGTTCAAACTCCGCTTGTTCTTCCTCTTTCTGCTTTCTCAGCCGTTCCATTTCCTCTTTTGGATCCTCAATCCAAGGATGCTGCTCAACTATCGTTTCATCCGAAAGAATCCCCACGGACTTTGAACAGTTTTCAATCGCCTCTGCTTCGTTAATCAGGATATCACGGTTAAAAATAATATCCACTTTCTCCCCTTCAAAGTTCCCTCTTCCAGTATTGAAAAGATGGACATTGACAAACCAAAGAATTTCCTCAAAAGCGGCTTGAAGTTCTGTTTCCATATCATTCGCATCTAGGTCGATATCGCTATACATGGATTGAATATTCATCTGGTTCGGATTGCCAGAAAGTCTATCGTCCTTTGCATCATAACCCATAGCATTCTCGATCAGCGCTTTTTTAAATGCTTCCAGAATAATCTTGTAGTTTTCCGCATTCACTGTAATTTCAAGGGTTTCTACCCCGCCTCCAGATTCCCCATTGCTCCTGACCTTGACTGCCCCAAAAGTTGCAAGATTACGCCGAAACTCCCCTAAATTCTCGCCATCATAATTTTTTACAATAAGAATCGTATTGCGAAAATCCTCTTGCATATTGTTTTGGAAATACGAAAGCATTGTGTTTATCCCATCCTGCAAAGATTTGACCTTTTTCAGTAATGGTATTTCACTGTCATTATATTTCAGCGGAATCAGTGGGATCTTTTGCCAGTTTAGCTCAATGATTTCCCCATTCTCTCCCGTAGTCGTGACATAAGAATGTTCAAAATCTTCCTCCATACTTACATCTGGAATTAGCGCTTCACCGTCCAAGATGAACTTGTGAATACCTTGCAAATCATAGACTTCCACTTTCTCAATAATTATTGGTGTGCTTCCTTCATACCCTGTTACCAGATACAACCGGACTGCAAAATCAAGGATTGTGTGTTCGCTATCCTTCCAGAAAGGAAGTATCTCATAGGACGGAAACAAGCGAAAAGCCAGCTTCCCAGCATCTGTGTAG